GAAACACAGTTTGACTCCTCTTTTGCGGCTGGATACGAAGAAGGAGTCATTGTTGCCGATTTAATGAAGCATCCGAAGGCTCAAAAGTATTTTACAGTCGATGAATGGAAAGAATTATGGAGTGAAGGGTTTTCACATGTCGAGGCTTACACATATAAACCAAATCAATTAGTTCAAGCCGTGGTCAGAGACCCTCTTCCAATTAATCCGATAGAACTCAGAGAGGCCATTGAGTTTGAATTCGGGTTGCCATTTCCAAATGACACACTTAACAGAGTTGACCAGGCACTCGATGCCTTCTCAGTCAGACTACAGATGGCCATCTAGGATAGGAACATGCCGTACAGTATCATTCAAAATCATCCACAATGTTCAACGTGGGGAGTCGTTAAAGATTCAAGCAATCGTTTAATGGGCTGTCACAAAACTAAAACTGCCGCTCAAGCACAATTGACTGCTTTGAATATGGCAGAACAAGAAAAGGCTCCTGCGCCGAAATACGCAACTAGAGCAGCAGCCGAACGTCGGGCTAGTCAAATAGGTTGTTCAGGCGCTCACAAAATGGGCGACAAATGGATGCCATGTTCTAGTCATTCCGCATTTGAAAGAGTTACGGGCGGGGGATCATCAAGCGGAGGCGGATACAAAAACGATCTTGTGTTTGGCCCAAGCGGTCGAATCATTTTGCAGGACTTAAATGTTGCTCTATCGAGCAACTTCAAAGAGATGCAAAAGAATCGTCCAATGTCTAACTTTGTTCAGAATGTCGAAGAGTACCGCCCATGGATCATCGACCTTCTAAAGAATGAGCATGTGGTTCTAGTGACAGCACGCTCAGTTGCTTATGAAGACATGACTTTAGAAAGAATCAAAAGCGAAACTGGCTGGGCACCAGACGACTGGTGTTTCAATCCCTGGGAAGACCCAAACGGGAAAGGTGCGTTGCGAGCACATCGTGCAAAAGCAAAGTATTTGAAAGAAGTAATTTTCCCTAAGTACGGCGACGACCCTGCAATATATTTTGCTATTGAGTCAAATAAATTTACTCGCTCAATGTATAAAGCAAACGGTATTGAGTGTCGTGACGCTAACCGTGACGATTCGCTGCCTTGGAAGACGCTGTTACCTTAGAAATATGGCGTAAACTCTTCCTATGCGGGACGAAGTGGTCCAAGAGGGGCCTTGGGAGTTTGACGAGGGGGTAGCAGAAGTGTTTGAAAATATGCTGGAACGCAGTATTCCAGACTACGAAAAAATGCGTGTCTCGTCGTGCGCTATTGCAATTCCCGCTTTGGCTAGTGGTAAAGAGTCAGATGTAAACCACGTTTTAGATGTTGGTTGTTCAAATGGACTAGCACTTCGTCGGCTTGATCGTTACGCAGAGGCAGAGGGGCATACGATCCATCGTTTGGTTGGTATGGATATTTCAGAGCCTATGTTAAAAAAAGCAGAAGAAGATTGCGATAATGATCGTTATTATTTTCTAAACCACGATCTAAGAACACACTTTCCGTTTCCGTCAGATTCTTTTGATGTCGTGATGTGTGTTTTGACACTTCAATTTTTGCCTATTGTTCACCGTTTGCGTGTAATGGATGAAATAACCAGAGTCTTAAAACCTGGTGGTCGTCTTGTGTTTGTCGAGAAAGTCTTAGGGGAGTCTCGGTTAGATCAAGATATGGTTGACATATACTATGACCACAAGAGGGAAATGGGTTATACAGAAGAACAGATCGAACGCAAGCGGCTCAGTCTAGAAGGTGTCATGGTTCCAATTACTGCTAAATGGAATGAAGAGTTATTAGTAAAGGCCGGTTTTCACACGGTCGATTCTTTTTGGCGTTGGATGAACTTTGCTGGATGGGTGGCAATAAAATGAAAGAGCCAGCAAAATTAAGACCCAAAGGCCCGCTTCAACTTCCTAAAGAGAAGCGAGAAACTTTACTCAAATTAATTTCAGCAGGGAACTACCAGCGCACTGCTTGCAGAGCAGCAGGTGTTTCTGAGTGGACATTCCACGATTGGAAAAAGAAAGGGGAGCAGGCTCGTGAAGACAAAGAAAACGGGATTGCTCTTACCGAAGCCCAAGAAGAATTACTCTGGTTTGTTGACGAACTTGACGAAGCCCGAGCAAAAGCCGAAGCAGCATTAGTTGCCCGTTGGTACACAGAAGCAGCAGATGGCGATTGGCGAGCAGCCGAAAGGTTCCTGGCAAAAGCGTTCCCAGAAAGATGGGCTGACCCTGCAACTCGTTTAGAAGTTACAGGAGCACGAGGTGGACCAGTAGCGCAACTTTCTGCTCACATGCACGTTCTCACAGAAGCCGATGGGGACAAACAACGCAAAGTATTAGAGGCTTTAGTTGAATCAGGAGATTTACCGAAAGACGTATTGGAGGCGTGGGATGGAGAAGAGTCAGACGAGGGACAAGTTATCGACGCTGATGTCGTGGAAAAAACCGTGCAACATATATCTGCCGCACAACCCTCATCCGAAGCAACAAGCATTTCTGACGTGGACGACGACTAGAGAAGCACTATTTGGGGGAGCCGCAGGTGGTGGAAAATCTGACACTCTCTTACTGGCGGCTCTTCAATACGCTTGTGTCCCTGGTTACTCAGCCTTGCTCCTTAGGCAGACGTTTCCTCAGTTGTCCGGTCCTGATGGTTTTATCGACAGAACTACAGAGTGGTTAAACGAAACTGGCGCTTCGTACAACGTAACTAACAAGAGATGGACGTTCCCTTCTGGTTCTACTCTCACATTGGGGCATTGCGAACGTGACGAAGACAGGTACAACTTTCAGTCGTTCGCTTATCAGTTTGTCGGTGCAGACGAGTTAACACAGTGGCCAACAGACCGAGTGTACTTGTATGTCGGTTTTTCTCGTGTTCGTAAACCTAACCCTGATCCGTCGCTTAAAGCCTGCCCTGATTGTGGGATGACCGTAGCAGACGTTCCTTTGAGAGTTAGGGCAGCGACAAACCCTGGAGGACGAGGCAACGATTGGGTTTATGAACGATTTGTTTTGAATAACACTGGCGACCGTAAATTTATGCCAGCAAGAATTTCTGACAACCCTTCTCTAGACAGAGAAGCCTATGTAGAAAGCCTCCAAGAGTTAGACGCTGTAGAGAGAGCACGCTTGTTGGATGGCAACTGGGAAGTTACTGAAAAGGGAGGCATGTTTGAAACTGAATGGTTCGACATGGTTACCGAAGTCGCAGATGTTGATTCAATGAAAAAAGTTAGGTTCTGGGATTTGGCTGCTACCGCAGACGCTAAAGGCAAAGACCCTGACTGGACAGTTGGTGCGCTAGTCGGCATATCCGATGGAAGGTATTACGTTTTAGATATACAAAGATTGCGTGGAACCCCAGCAGATGTTGAACGACGCATTCTAATGACAGCACAACAAGACGATTCCAAAACAGATATTTGGATGGAGCAAGAACCAGGAGCAAGCGGTGTGAACACTATTGATTACTATGCACGCAATGTTCTTGTTGGTTACCCGTTTAAGGGAATTAGATCTTCGGGCAGCAAAGAAGAAAGAGCCCGTGTGTTCTCTACAGCCTGTGAAATGGGTAACGTAAAACTGTTGAGGGGAAGATGGACGAAAGACTTAATTGATGAATGTGTGCAATTCCCTAAAGGCTCTCACGACGATCAAGTCGATGCAGTGTCGGGAGCGATTAACCATTTATCAAAGAAAAGAGCAAAAGTGAGATTGATTTTATGAATCCGTATGAGATGCAAAGACGTATGGCTAAAGCCTGTGCGTTGGCAGATAAAGCGGAACAATTAGGTTTCCTCGCAGATGAGTTAGCAGACGAGCATCCTAAAGCGAGAGAGACTCTTGCCAGAATGTGCGGGGTTAAGCCACCTTCTTTAGAAACGTGGAGAATGGCTGTCGATCTGTTAGCAAAACGAACTGATTATGAAGGCACAGGCGGTTTAGATGATCCTAAGTTCATTCAACGGCTTGGGGCTATGGCTGTAAGGATTACAGAAACTCTTGACCGTAACAACTTAGATAGCGGCGAAGCAGCGAATCTAAGTGCAAAAGACAAGCGGTTAGTTGCGAAACTGTCCAAGGCCGACACCGATGATACGACGTTTGACCTTGGACAGACATTTTTAGAAATGCGGGAAACCCACAGACTTTCTAAAAGCGAAAATAATTCTTAAGTATTTCTCGTTCTATTGAGTCGGACAGTCTTTGCCCTTGGTAGTTCGAGTACACTTGTTTACGACTGAATAATCGTCGGACAAAGCGTAACAACATTGATTTATCACCTCCTGAAACCACTATTAACCAAGCATCTAAACTACAAGTTTGAAACGAATAGGGACACTAAAAACAGTGTGAATTCGGTAACAATATGAACACGTTTCTTACTTTTCCTTTATGGACTAGCGATAAATGTGATCAAATTGTTGAACGTGTCAGAAAAACGTCTGGCCATCCTGTGTTGTCCAGTGTTGCAGGGAAACCTCCTGCTTTGGATACGTCTATAAGACAAGCCAATATGTACAACCTCGGGGATCAAGGTTTGGTAGATGAAGTCTCTAAAGCCATCGTGTCGAACAATCGTTGGAATTTTGAAATAGAAAAAGGTTTACCATCCATAGAAGTTCTTCATTATGTAGAAGGCGGGTTTCAGTCAGCGCACACTGATTGGGGCGGCACCCACAACAAAAGAAAGTTGTCATTCTCTATTCAATTATCAGCGCCACAATCTTATGAAGGCGGAGAGTTGGTTTTGTTTGATGGTCCCAACCCTTGGATGGCAGATACAACTCAAGGATCGATAACGCTGTTTCCTTCTTGGACCTTACATTCAGTTCAAGAGATAACATCAGGAGAGAGATGGTCTGCCGTTGGATGGGTTCTTGGAGAAGACTCTTATGCCTAATGTGTTTTTAACAGAGCCAGTGTTTTCTGCTGACGAGTGTAAAAGAATTATAGAGTCAGCGGATACCAGACTGTTCGATAATTGTTGCCCTCCTGGCGTGTGTCGGTGGGCTCAAGGAGATTTAGAATCTAATGGCCAATGTGGGTATGGCTTAAGAGACTCTATTCGTTTAGTCCCTGAAGACGACCCAGGGATGTTCGAAAAGTTTTACAAACTTGGGAAGCAATACAACGACGAATATTTTCATTTTGAAATTGATGAGTACCCTGATGCAGTACCAGAAATTTTTATTAACAGGTACATGCCGAACAACCGCAATCTAGACACTCATGCTGATTGGGGACACGTTGAGCCATCTAAAAGAAAAATCACTATTGGTGTTCCTTTGTCGTCTGCGGATAGTTACGAGGGTGGCGTTCTTTCTTGTTATGAAAACATTGAACCAATTATTGGGACTACCCAACAAGGCGCTGCAACTGTGTTCCCAGTATGGGTGCCTCACGATTTAGGGCATATAACTTCAGGAGTCCGCTACTCAGCCATAGGTTGGATTACAGGCGCTCAATCGTTTCGTTGATCTCCTACAACCCACTCGTCTTCCCAATTCCTGTTAAGTAGAAACGGGTCGTCTTGATCAAAGTGGCCTCCACCTGCTTTGTCTACGCCTACTCCTTCTAGCGGCCTATTCTGACCGACAGGGTTATAGAAGAGTGGTTCTTTAGCCCAAATGGGAGAGTGTCTGATTACCTTTGCGTAGTCATCGTGAACATCGTTTAACCATATAGGCGGAGTCCACATGTTGGCCCATTCGGGTTCGGACACATCAGGTTGGGGTTTACCATCTGTGCCCGACCCGAAAGCGACTAGGTATGCGTGACGTTCACCTTCGGTGACTGTCGTGAGTTCGTGCATACCCATAAAGTTTGCGGGGAACATGACTACATCTCCAGCGTCCATATCAATGTCTACGTCGTAGTAGGGAAAGCGAAGAACCCCGCCTTTATAGTCTCGACCGCATTGGCTCAGGTTGGCGCTAATCGAAATTGTTTGTCGTGTAGGAAACTCGGACATAGGTAAGTAGCGTTCCCCATCACGTGTACGGTAGTTGCTGTCGCAATCCGCATGGGGTCCCAGGAAGCCAGTAGTCACATACTTCATAAAGTGTCCACGTGTACGCCACCAGAGACAATTAACCACATATGGGTATTTATCTATGTAATTAAGTACACATTTGTAAATGGTGTCTTCCCAGTCTCGGAAGATCTTGGCGAATTCTGGGGGTGTTGGGTCATGTCCTTCCATACCTTCAGCGTTAATGCAGTACAAAACTCTGATAGGGGAGGTTTCAATTTGTTCAGGTGTGAACTTGTTGTTGTCTTCGTTCAGTGCGTAAGGGTTGCCGTCTTCGTCTTCGAAGTATCTCCAACGGGTTTTATGCGCTATTTCGGCTTGCTCGTTGATCCAAACTTCAAGGTCGTCCCATCGGCTCATGTCTAAGGCACGATGATAGTTAGAGATGCCGCCTAGATAGTGGGTGACATCGTAATCGAGTAGTTCTTTAGCGACTTCTTCAGTTATTTCGGGTGTCGTACCTCGATAAAAACTGGTATCAATTCCCCCTGGAGGTTCATATCTTTGTTGGTCGCTATCAGCCCAACTATTTTTCCCAGCCTCTGGCTTCTGCAATTTGTCCCCTGGTGAGCGCATCGTCCCAGTTTAGCCCACGTCCGCCAGAACGAGCCCTAGCGGAAGGACTTTTACTGGTGTCCCGTCTTTTAGTGGTTCTTCTATCTCGTTCTCTGTCTGTGTGGGCAGTTCTGCAATCATCACAACGACAGCCTGCCATATAGGATGATTCACTTTTTGTACATTTGACCGGCAACTGGTCTCCCTAGAGCAATTCGACAACCATTTCTGCTTCATCAGCAAGATCAAACATACCATGTTCTCGAAAAGTTTCTGTCATGCCCTGTAGGAGGTCTTTCAAACTGTCTACAGTGTCTTTGGGAACTGCAACTACTTCTGGCATAGGTTCAGTTGGTCTACGGACTGTGGCAAAACCAAATGGTTGATTTATAGGGTTATTGGTATCAGAAGGGTTTGTCATCCTTCCACCGTGGTCACTTGCGGAACTAAAAGGGTTACTTCTCATCGTGCGGTCTCCAGTTCTAGTATCAACACTGTTCCTTTTCTTGCTATTTCACCGATCACACGGTGGACGTTCAGGAACCCAACTCGTTTCAAGTCTGGGTTATCGTCGATTGTCATAATACCGTCTTTTGACGGTTCCCATTTATAGACAGGGCTTCCTGATTGAAAAGAAAAAGTGGCGTATTCAGGTTGTGTAGGCCACGAGTTCTGGGTGTATTGCCCAAACATGGCGGCTGTTTTAAGAGTTGTGTTAGGTAGATGCAAGAATTTGGCGATCTTAATTTGGCGTCTTGGCTTCTCGTTAGTCCAGACGCTGAATGATTCTTGCTCTGCTTCAATCGTATATTTCATTGGACCTCCGTATAGGTGTCCTTCACCTATAAGTATAAGTCAAAATTCAGGACTTGTAGCGATGGTTCACTCTGTCTATTCAATTTTCTGTGAAAAGATATATATTCCGAGACGAGATCGGGGGACAGAAAATGAATGAAGAAGGTAAATGTGAACATTGTGGATGTGCAAAATGCCCCTGTTCCTGCCAGCACTGTGACTGCTGCGGACATAGAGACGGTCATCAAACGGCTTAAATCTTTATCAGAAAAGTTGGATAAACACTTAACTGTAAGAGACCCGATAAAGGCTACAAATAGCGCTTCTAGTCCACATATCCGTCGTGCTCCACTACTTCGTCGCCGATTCGAGTAATCTCTACATATAGCCGACAATCGATATAGGAGCAGGGGATGGCAGATGAACTTTGGATAGTGAGAGACGACCAACCATGTGGTTGGT